ACGTAGGCGAAGGCGTCGCGGAACATGTAGAGCTCTGCAGAGAGCGCGGCCGGTGCGACCTGGCGCTTGGTGCTGGTGCCGACCTTCACCTCGACGGTAGGCATGTCGATCACGTCGACCAGGTGGCCGTGCTGGTCCAGGATGGCCACCGCACCGGACAGGCCGGGGTCAAAGCCCAGGATGAATTCGCCGCTCATAGCCAGATCTCCACGCCGTGCTCCTTCATTGCGTTCAGCAGCTGGTCACGGGCCCAGCAGGCGCGCTCGGCCGTGACGGTGTCGTCGCCGTGCTTACACTGCAGCCGCCAGGCCGACTCGAGGCCGGCCACCGCGGCGTGCATCTCCTGGGCCTGCAGGTGGACCTTCTGCTCCAGGATCTCCTCGGGAAGGTTGAACTCGAGAATGACTTTCATCGCAGTGCCAGCCTCAATGCCAGCATGCGGGTCTTGCCGCTTGCGCGGTGGAATCGGTACAGGCGCCAGATCCTAAGCATTAGTGTCTCCTGGGTTAAGTGCTGAGAAGAGCCGCTCATAAACTGCGAGCCCTTCGTCGTTGGTCGGGAGTGTGGATAGGTACTTCAGTGCTGCCTGCGCTGCGTTGATCAGATCGGACGCTGACGTGCTGGGCGGGTTGACGGCCAGTAGGTCTTTGACTGCTGCATCGAGGCGCGTGCGATCATCATTCCCGCACTCGCACAGGATCATTGCCTCGAGGGCAAACTTGATGGCTGCTCTGGTTCCGAGGGGCATCAGTTCGTATTGCATCTTTTTCCTTTTTTATTGATGTGTAGGTGAGTGCCCGACCCTTGCGGCCGCGGACTTCAACCAGGCCGTGCTGGTGTAGGTCGGACATGTAATTGCGGACAGTGGCGGTGCAGACCATGAAGCGCTCGGCGATCTCCTGCTGCGTCTTTGGCTTGACGCTCTGCAGCCAGGCCACAATGCGCAGCTGGCGGTCGCTCAACTTCTTCACTTGAGCGCCTCCAGCGCCTTCAGGTCGAACTTCTTCTGCACCTTCTTGCTGGTGGGCTTGACGACCAGGTCCTCCGGCTTGGTGCAGATCTCATCGAGGCCGTCCAGGGCCGACTTGACGATCGTTGCGCCAAACTCCTGCTTGATCGCATCGACCATGCTGTCGGCCACAAACTGCGGCAGGGCCGCGGCGAGCTCGGCGCTCGAGTAGTGGCCAGGACCATTGCGGAACGTCTTGCCGCTGTGCTTGTGCCGGTACTCGACGAAGTTCTCGCCACCGTCGACAGGCTCAGCGAAGGGCACCAGGGCCGGGATCAGCAAGTGATCCTGGCACCCGGCACGCTGCGCCTGGCTGTCGATCGCCTTGCTGTGCTGGCCACAATGCCATGCGCCATTCTCAACGGGCGAGGCATGGCAACAGGTGCGGCAGTTCATGTCGGCCACCCGCTCGCCGTGGCACAGAGCGTGAAATGAGCACATCTTGCAGACCCAGTGCGCTGGGTCCTCAGACACCCGCTGGGGCGGCTCAGTGGCGTCGATGATGGCCTGGGCCCGGCGCATCAGCACGTCGAAGTCGGTCTGGTCGAACTTGACCCACTCGCTGTAGATGTCGTCCGTCTCTTTACACACGGCCAGGTAGAGCGCACGCTCGACGCCCATCAGGCCCATGTAGAGGGTCATCTGGGCGTAGTGCTGGGGCTTGGCGCCGTCGACGCCCTTGGCCTTGAGCTCAGCAAAGCTGCGGGTGTTGTGCGTCTTGCACTCAAGCACGGCCCAGCTCTTGGGCGCCTCGGGGAACCCGCAGCCCATGCCGTCCAGGCTGCCGCCCAGGTGGCCATTGCAGCCGCTTACGCGGAGCTGGTCACCCGTGGTGGGGTCGACATCGTAGAGCTCGATGCCAAGCGCCTTGATCTCCTCGATGAGCCGGATCTCCTCGCGCCTGCCCGTGTCGAACAGGCGCAGCATCCGGCCATCAAAGTCGGGCTTTTTCGCCCAGCGCCAGTGCAGCCAGACGTTGCGATCGCACCCGTGGCCCAGGATCGAGCAGCCCAGGTGGTCGCGGTGATCCTGGGGCTGCTTGCCGTGCCACTGGATGATGGCCTGGGCAGTCGTGTGCTGGCTCTCAGGCAGCAGCATCAGCGCTTCTCCCAGGGCTTTGCAGACGCTTTGGGTGTAGCGCTAGGCGCTACAGCGGCCGGCTTGCTGACCATGCCCTCGAGCTTGCTGTAGCCCATGACGCGGTTGCGCTCAGGGTCCTTTTTATCAATGCCGACATCGATGCCCAGAGGGATGTCGTGCAGCTGCTCGGTGTCGCTGAGCTTGTCGACGCCGCAGGCAAAGCAAAGCGCGGCGAGCTCACTGCGGCCAATGTCCTCAGCCTGCTTGTTGGGGTTGCTGACGTTAATGTTCTGCCAGACGCGGCGGTTGGCGAACTCGCCCTCGATGATCTGAAACGTGACGGCGATGTATTGGCCGTCGCCCTTCTGGGTCGTCTTGACATCAGAGTCCATGACGACGGCTGTGTAGTGGCCCTTGGGCAGGGGGCCGTAAGACGTGGGTGCGGCGGGGGTGACTTGCGTTGCGTCGAAGTTAAAGCCAGGCATTGATTGCTCCTTTGGTTGGTTATGCTGCGAGGCCTGCAGCGAAGGCTTCCCATGACAGGGGAATCGAGTCGGCGAGGCTGTAGCGATTCTTGGCCTGGTAGGCCGGCCTCTCTGACGTAAACAGCAGGCGCTCGCCGGTGCTGACACCGCGGGCGACTGTCTTGTTAAATCCGACGTCGTCCTTGCGTACGATCGTCTTGTAGTTCGCAAACAGGACCGCGTCAGCCCACTCGCGCACCAGGGCGCTGGCACGCTCCTGCAGCTTGAGCTGGTAGCGGTCGTAGGGCTCTGTCTCTGGGGAGTCAAAGCGCTTGATCTGGCAGTGCGCGATCAGCACGACGGCCATGCTCTTGTCATTGCGTAAGGCGTTAAGGCCGGCCAGGATCTCGCGCCAGCGCTCTGCAGCGATCACGGCGCCCTTGCCGTAGGCCAGGTCCTTGGCGTCATACTTCGACTCGATCTCTTTCCAGATTAGGTTGTCAAGCCAGTCCAGGCTATCGAGTACGACGGTGCCGAATTCATGCGACTCCTGGTAGAGGGTGCCGATGGCCTCCATCACCTCGGCCGTGCTGGTGGCCAGCGGAAAGTGATCGACAGCGAGGGAGCCCAGGCCGTCCTCAGTGCAGATGAAGATCGGGCTGGGGGCGCCGGCTGCAAAGGTGGACTTGCCGATGCCCTCGACGCCGTAGACGACAACGCGGGGCGCAGCGATGGCGTCATTACGCCGGATTGATTTGAGATTGAATGCCATGTGGTGCGGTCCTTTAGGGTTGTAGTTCGATGGTCACGCCAGTCTTGGCCGGCTTGACGGTGACGGCGGCAGCAATCTGCTGCCAGAGGTCGGGGCGCGTGGCGCGGATCTTCTTAAGCGCTGTCTCGTCGGCTTTGGTTTCGACCTTGATTGGCTTGGCCTCGTCGGGCCAGGCCATGACGAGCTTCTGCAGGGCGTCCACGTTGACCTTGTAAGACAGCTTCCCGGTGGTGGTGATGACTAGGCCGGAGGGGAGGTGCGTGGTGCAGCTGCCTTCCTCCCTGACGTCAATCAGAGCGCAGAGCTCTTCCTCGATGCGAATGCGCTTGGCGTTGGCTTCCTGCTCCTCGCGCTTCGCGGCGAGCCAAAGGTTCGCCAGTTCGTTCACGTTCATGCAATGCTCCTGTGGTGGGGTTAAGACAGCGTGTTGTGTAAAGCTCTACAGCGTGTGCAAGCGGATGTCGCCAGTGCCTACCAGGTAAACGATGGCCAGCAGGCAGCCGACAGCGAAAGCAATGCCGCAAGCCAGCAGCTGCTCGACGATTATTTCAATGAGGCGTTCCATGTATGGGCTCCGTTGATGCGTTGTGTGTGATGCGAATGATAATGAGCGTTGCGAAAATCGCAATGACATTGGCATATGAAAAACCCTAGTGTCTTGAAAAAACAACACGTTAGGATTCTCGCTAGACGGGCTTAACCCACAGCACTGGCGCTGCCCACGCGAGTGACTGGTTCTCGATGATCTCGGTGCTGTTGCCGACCAGGTTGTAGGTGCCTGCCTTGTAGCCGCGGCGCAAGTGCGCCAGGTAGGACTTGCCTGTTGCGCTGGTGCAGATGGCCAGGTGGTCGACGACAGCATCGGGATCCTCATGTGTGCCGCTCACAAAGAACAGCCAGCCATCAGACAGGTCGTTGACGGCGCGACGCTGCAGTGCGTAGGAGTGGTCAGGCAGATCTGCTGGCCCCTCAATGCGGTCGTGCGTGCCGGCCGGCAGTGGCGTGACGACGCCCAGGCCATCGATGTATCCGACGATTGGCGTGCGCTTGACGTCGTCAGTGATTGCCACGCCCAGCTGACGCAGCAGCTCTGTGGCCTTCACGCCGAGCAGGTCAGCCATCTGGCGCGCCTCCTCATTCGTCATGCGACGTTGGCCACGCAGCGCAAGTGAAACAGCGGCCGGGTCCAGGTTCATCAGCTTAGCCAGCTGGCGCTGCGAAAGCTGCTTATCCGCAAGGCGCGCTCTAAACCATTGTGTGTTCACGTTCATCGCATTGTTTTCCTCGTTACGCGTTGACAAAAGCCCAAGGTTGTTGTTGTAATCGCAAAAACCCCACCAAGTCAAGCCCATCGGAGCCTTATTTTCTATGTCCAAAGCCGGTCACCCCCAAATAAATTGTGAAAAGCCCGCCGCTGACGTTGCAGCGGCCTTCGGTGGCACCAGGCGCCTATCCCAGGTCGCTGGTGTCGACGCCTCTACTGTCAGTCGGTGGTGCGCACCGGTCGAGAAGGGGGGGACAGGGGGCAACATCCCCCAGCGCTACTGGCCGAAGATTCTGCGGGCAGCGAAAGCAAATGATTTGAGCATTGACATTCACAAACTGTCAGGGATCACCTTATGAATAATGTGTACAAATTAGAGGAATCTGACTTCCCGCTGACGAGTGACGGCGTTTGGCCATTTCCGTCGGAAAATAAACTGCCTGACACGCAGCCGAAGACTCTGCAGGAGAGCCTCGACTCGCTCCCTGACGCGCCGTTCTAATGATGACGGGCCCACGCGACTCTGCTGGAACGCCCCAGCAGAAGGGAGAGCATCCCCCTGGAAGTCTGCTCGACTATGCGCAGCGCTACATCGCGGCCGGCTGGGCCGTGCTGCCGCTGCATGGCATACAGGGTGGCCGATGCACATGCGGCAAGGCTGACTGCAAGTCACCAGGCAAGCACCCGCGGCTAGTGCTGCCGCACTTTGAGCAGGGCGTGCTCGATGCAACGACAGACCTCGAGGCCTTTGCAGAGGCAGTCGACTTGTTTCCTCAGTCCAACATCGGAATCAGGCCGCCTACATCTGTGATGGTCATTGATGTAGATCCCCGCAACGGTGGCGTTGACACGCTTGACATGCTAGAGAGCCAGCACGGCCAGCTGCCGCAGACGGTGGAGCAGATCACTGGCTCTGGCGGCCGGCACATTGTTCTGCAGATCCCGCCAGGCACAGAGCCACCCGGCAAGCTGGGCGCAGGCCTTGACATCAAGACGCACTCGGGCTGCATCGTGGCCGAGCCGTCGATGCACGTCAGTGGCGAGGCGTACGGCTGGGAGGCATCGAGCTCGCTCATTGATGGCGTGGCCATCATGCCGGCACCCCGGTGGGCCGTGCGAGCTGCTGCCAAGGCTGAGCAGCCCGTGGCCAGCGTGAGCACGATCGTGCTGGATCCTGGCACGCTCGCGGACCTGGCTAGCGCGCTCAAGGCGATCGACGCCGACGACAGAGATAATTGGGTGCGCGTGGGTCACGCATTGCGCCAGCTGGGCAATGACGGCCGCAGGCTGTGGGACGAGTGGAGCCAGCAGAGCCCGAAGTTCGACCAGGCTGACCAGGACGCCAAGTGGAAGTCGTTCCGGCCGACAGAGATTGGCCACCGCACCGTGTTCCACATGGCCAGGGAGGCTGGCTGGACCGGGCGCGAGCTGATGATCCCAGCGCCTGCGGTGCCCGCGTCTGGCCTGCTGCTGTCTCTGCATGAGCTCACGCTGCAGGCGGCTGCCATCAAGTGGCAGGTCAAGCACGCGATCCCCGACGACGCGATCGGCATGTACTTCGGCGCTTCTGGCACGTTCAAGTCCTTCATCGCGCTCGACCACGCGCTGCACGTTGCGCATGGCCTGCCGTGGATGGGCCGTAAGACAGTGGCCGGGCGCGTCGTCTACGTCGCTGCTGAGGGCGGTGCTGGTATCGCCCGCCGGGTCCACGCCTGGCACCTGCAGCACGGGAGAGAGCAGGCCACGAACTTCCACGTCTGTATCACGCCCCTTATATTGAGCTTATCTCAACAAGTGGAGATGCTGGCAACAGCGATCGCCGAGCTTGAGACGCCACCGCGGCTGGTGGTGATCGACACGCTGTCCCAGACCTTCGCCGGCGATGAGAACAGCGCGACAGACATGGCCGCCTACCTGCGGCTGCTCAACGCCAGCATTCGCTCGCGGTTCGGCTGCACTGTCATCGTCATCCACCACAGCGGCCACGCAGCTGCGGAGCGGCCGCGGGGCTCCAGCGCCATCCTGGCAAACGTCGACTTTATGTTCGGCGTCTACCGCACCGACCCCGATGCGCTCTCCTGCCACGTCGAGGTAGTCAAGCAAAAGGACGGCGACAAGATCCCTTCGCAGCTCTTCGAGATGCAGCGCCACGTCGTGGGGGCTGATGAGGATGGCGAGGAGGTGGCCAGCCTGGTGGCCTGCTGGCACGACATGGTCGGGGCCGTAGTGGCCACGGCCGGCGCCAGGCTCTCAGCACATGAGCAGGCAATCCTGGGGGCGTTCGGTGGCCAGGCTGAGTGCTATGAGTCGACCATGCGCAGTGCGCTATATGAGGCGATGGCTGACGCGAAACCGGACACGAAGAAGAAGGCTTTCAAGCGGTCAATGGAGAGCCTGGTGCGCAAGCACCTGATCGAGCACACAGCTCACGGGGTCTGGGGACGTGTTCTAGGGGGACAAAAGGGGACAGTCCCCCAGGGGACACATGTCCCCCAGGAGTGCATCTGAGGGCGGTTTAGGGGGACAAAAGGGGACACACCCTATAAGGGTGTCCCCATGTCCCCCCCCAGATGTCCCCGTCCGGGTTGTGAATGACGCAATAGTGTGATGGAATCGCAACATGCAGACAGACATGAGTCAAACGCTTAAAGAAACCGCCTCAAAAGCCCCTGGAGGGCCTGGGAGGGGTCGGGGGAAGGTCAAGCCCCCGCCGCCGGGCCCCGGCCGCCCCAAGGGCTCGCAGAACCGCGTCACGACTACCATCAAAGCAGCCACGCTCGAGGCCTTCGAGCGCCTGGGGGGCGTCGACTGGCTGGTGCGCATGGGCGAAGGCACCACGGACGATCGGCGGGCCTTCATGGCCCTGCTCGCCCGCATCCTCCCTGCCGAGATCAATGCCAACGTCAGCGGCGGCATCCAGATCCAGCTCGGCTGGCTGTCCGGCCGGCAGATTGGCACAGTTACGGCACAGCAGCAGGCAAGGCAGCTGCAAGTCATTGATGTAGAAGTCAATTCAGACGGGGTAAACCGGATTACCGATCAGCGCACCGTCGACCTGCCCCCTCCAGACCCAGGCGGGGCGGGGCTCGAGGCCGCGGCCGACCCCCCATCCCCCCCAAAAGCCGGGGCGGGGGGCTAGCCGAGGTCAGGGTCCCCCCGCCTCTCTCGCCAGTTACCAATCCAACCTTTTGAGGAAACCGCAACATGCACGACGACGTCAGCCACCCCAAGCACTACACCCAGCACCCGTCGGGCGTGGAGTGCATCGAGATCACCGAGCACCTGAACTTCTGCCTGGGCAACGCCATCAAGTACGTCTGGCGTGCCGGCCTCAAGAGCGAGGACACCGTGCAGGACTTGCAGAAGGCGGTCTGGTACATCAACCGCGAGATCGCCAGGCTGCAGCGTGAGGACATTGGCTGGGACGAGATTGACGAGATCCTTGCGAACGCCCGCCAGTCGATGGGCGGCCGTGACCTGGTCGAGGACGAGCTCTACGACGACGAGGAGGACGAGGAGGATGAGGACGAACAGACCACCGACGGCGAGTGGGTGGTGGTAATTGCTGAGGACGATGACGACAACCTCGAGATCCTCATCAGCAAGTGAACCTTTCCGAGTACGCACCGCGGGAGGCGTTCCTCCCGCTCCATAACCGCAGCAAGCGCTGGGCTGTCGTCATTGCCCACCGGCGAGCCGGCAAGACGGTCAGCATGTGTGCTGACCTGGTGATCGGTGCGCTAGAGACGGCACTGCCGCGGCCGCAGTTTGCGTACATGGCGCCCTACCGTGACCAAGCGAAGAAGGTGGCCTGGACATACCTGAAGGACTTCACCAAGCCGTTCTGGGCTAAGGCGCCTAACGAGTCGGAGCTCATCATCTTCCTGCACAACGGCCACGGTGACGAGAGCCGGATCTATGTGGGTGGTGCCGACAACTATGACGCCTGGCGAGGCATGTACTTTGACGGCATCGTGCTGGACGAGGTGGGCCAGATCCGGCCAACGGCCTGGTATTCGGTACTCCGGCCAGCCCTATCGGATCGAAAAGGGTGGGCGATCTTTGCAGGGACTCCCGCCGGAAAAAATTTTTTTTGGCAGATGCGGGAAGAAGCACGACTGAACCCGGCAACGCACATTCTGCTCGAGCTGCCGGCCAGCAAGACCGGGATCCTGGACCCCGACGAGCTGAGGGATGCCAAAGCGCAGATGACGCCGGAGAGCTACGCCGTCGAGTACGAGTGCAGCTTTGATGCCGCGATACCCGGCGCCTACTACGCCAAGCAGATCGGCGAGGCCTACGAAGAGAAGCGCGTCGGCGAGTTCCCGATCGATCCTGAGCAGCCGGTCGACCTGGTGGCCGACCTGGGCTACACCGACTCATGCAGCTGGTGGGGCTGGCAGACGAGCCCGGACGGGTACCGCATTGTCGAGTTTTACGAGGCTGACGGCCAGGCGATCCAGCACTACATTGACTGGGTGAAGTCGCGGCCGTACAAGGTCGGCACCGTCTACCTACCGCACGACGCCCGCGCGAAGAGCCTGCAGACGGGCAAGTCAATCATCGAGCAGTTTCTGCAGAGCGGGATCCGGCCGCAGCTGGTGCCGGAGATGGGGCTGCAGGACGGCATTGAGGCCGCGCGCCTGGTGATCCCCAAGTGCTACTGGGACGAGGGCAAGACCTACGACGGCCTCGAGCACTTGCGGGCCTACATGCGCGAGTGGGATGAGCGCACGCAGACGTTCCGCAACCGGCCGAAGCACGACCAGCACTCGCACGCGTCCGACGCATTCCGCTACCTGGCGCTCGCCGCAAAGCCTATATCTAGCCAAAAATCAATGGGTAACGCTACAATCGCAACACATGCGGAAAAGCGCACCGCCAGTTATGCCTTTGCGCTTGACGACATCTGGGACTGCAAGCCCACCCAGACTGCGAGGATCGGATAGTGGACACACAGAACAAAGCAGAGAGCATGACCGACTTCGAGGACAGTCCGATCGGGCTGCAGCAGCGGTGGGCCATGGAGATCGAGGCGTCAGAGAAGAGCCTCACCAAGTTCCACGACGACGCCAAGCGTATCAACCGGCGCTACCTCGACAAGCGTGACCAGGATTACGGCAAGGACGAGAGCAAGGTCAACCTCTTCTGGTCAACATCGAAGGTGCTGCTCTCGATGCTGTACGCCAGGCCCCCGAAGGCCGACGTCAGCCGGGCGTTCATGGATGCCGAGGACGACCAGGCCCGCGTGGCTGGCGTCATCATGCAGCGCATTCTCAACCGCGGGTTCGATGACAACGTCAGCCAGTTCGATGCGGCCGTGCGCCAGGGCATCGAGGACAACCTGACGGTCGGCCTGGGCCAGGTCTGGGCACGCTACGAGGTCAAGACGGTCACCGACTACACCGAGCCCGTGATCGACCCCCTGACGGGTGCCGAGATCGAGCCGGCGCAGGAGTACGAGCGCATTGTCGACGAGGATGCACCGGTCGACTACGTCCACTGGGGCGACTTTTTTTGGTCGCCGGCCAGGACCTGGGCCGAGGTGCGCTGGGTGGCGCGCCGGGTCTACATGACGAAAGACAAGCTGCGCGAGCGCTTTGGTGACGAGATCGCCAACGCCGTGCCGATGATTCAGAACGACAAGCGCGACACCGGTGAGAAGGGCGCGATGCAGTACAACCCCTGGGCACACGCCCAGGTCTTTGAGATCTGGTGCAAGGACTCAAAGAAGGTCTACTGGTACGCCAAGGGCGCGCCGACCATTCTGGACTACAAAGAGGACCCGCTCGACCTGGACGGCTTCTTCCCCTGCCCGAAGCCCCTGGCCGCGAACGTCACCAGCGAGGACTTCATGCCGCGGGCCGACTACATCTTCGCCCAGGACCAGTTCCAGGAGCTCGACGAGATCAACACCCGCATCACCTGGCTCACGCGTGCGGCGAAGGTGGTCGGCGTGTACGACAAGGCCGCAGACGGTATCCAGCGCATGTTCAACCAGGCGAGCGAGAACCAGCTGATCCCGGTCGACAACTGGGCGATGTTTGCTGAGCGTGGCGGCATCAAGGGCACCGTGGACTGGGTGCCGATCGAGGCCATCGTCAACGCCATCGACCGCCTGCGCCAGTATCGCCAGGACAAGGTGATGCAGATCTACGAGGTGCTGGGCGTCTCCGACATCATGCGCGGCAGCTCACGCGCGAGCGAGACGGCCACCGCGCAGCAGATCAAGGCGCAGTTCGGATCCACCCGCGTGCAGCTCATGCAGTTCTACATCGCTGACTGGATCAGCCAGGCGCTGCGGATTAAGGCAGAGATTATCTGCAAGCACTGGCAGCCTGAGACGATGGTGCGCCGGTCTAACATCGACCGCACGCCGGACGCGCCGATCGCCATGGCGGCCATCCAGCTGCTCAAGGACGAGGCGCTCGCCCAGTACCGCATCAACATCGAGGCCGACAGCATGGCCGCCCTGGACTGGGCCGCCGAGCGCGACAGCGCGGTGCAGTTCATGTCGGGCCTGGGGGCCTTCATCAGCCAGGTGAGCCCGATGGTCCAGTCGACGCCCGAGGCCGGCCCATACTTGCTGCGCCTGCTGCAGTGGAGCATCAGCAAGTTCCGCGTGGCCAAGGAGATCGAGGGCGTGCTCGACCAAGCGATCGCCAGCATGCAGCAGCAAGCCGGCCAGCCGCGCCAGCCCAACCCGATTGCGCAGGCAGAGGCCGCCGAGAAGCAGGCCGGCGCACTCGAGCGTCGCGCCAAGGCAGCCAAGGCACTTACTGACGCGCAAGTCTCTGCGGCACAGGTCGGGCTCATGCCGGCCATCCCGCCCGAGCTGGTGCTGCAGCAAGGTGGCCAACCCATGCCTGGACCGATGGGAATGCCGCTACCTAGTGGGATGCCGGCAATGCCCCGCATGCCGATGCCTAACGCTGGACCGCCCCCCATGCCTGGCCCTGGCGTGCCCGGCATGGGCCCTGTGATGCAGCCCAACCCACAACTGCCGCCCGTGATGGGCCGCCCGGTGCAGTGATGTCAAACAAGACCGGCCTCTACATCAACATCCTGCGCAAGCGTGAGCGCATCGCCAACGGCAGCGGCGAGCGCATGCGTAAGCCTGGCGACAAGGGCGCCCCAAGCGCGCAGGACTTCCGTGACGCTGCCAAGACCGCCAAGCCGGAGAATAAGTGATGGCCAACGAGATCATCGAAGCGCTACGCAACCGAGCTCGCAAGCTGGTCGCGCTGGATACGCCCGAGGACCAGGACCTGGTCGACGTAGGTGCCGACGTAGGTGCCGGGTTTGTGCCTGGCGTCGGGACGGCGCTGAGTGTGCGTGACTTCGAGCGAGCTCGCCGCGAAGGTGACAAGCTGGGCATGGGCCTGTCAGCTGTAGGCATGATCCCTGTCGTCGGCGGCGTGACGCGAGGCATCAGCAAAGCGCGCAAGGGTAAAGAGGCCGGAGATGCAACAGTCAGTGCCCTGCGCAAGAAGGCCGGCGACGTCGGCTATGACCGCGACAAGATCGCTCAACAGTTCCCCGACGTTGCGCCCCCTGTGATGCAAAAGGACGCCAAGACAGGCAAAGAGTTTCTGGGCAAGCAAAAGTCGGCAGAGGCCATCGCTGTCGAGAAGGTCCGCAAGGCAGCGCAAAAAGACATCGACGCCGGCAACTACACGCCATTCTTCAACGTGCAGGACCGCTTCTACGCCGACGCCAGCCAGTACCCTTTGCAAGGCAACACGCTCACCGATGCGATGCCCAAGAAGCAGGCCACGATCGACAAATACACGGCTCAGTTCGACACGCCCGAGATCCGCAAGCGCCTGACCGATGCCTACAAGCGCGGAGCCAAAGACCCCATGACCAAAGACTGGTATGCGATGGGGCAGCTCGAAGCTGAGTTCATCAAAGAGTACGGGCCGGAAAAGGGCAGGGCGCTGTTCAAAGAGAACTTCGCTGATGCCATGGCAGCGACCACTGGTGGTGCAGATCCAACGGCCAACTTGCTGATGTCCTACTACGGCAACTTCCTGCGACAGGCCGGCAAGGCCGTGCCTGAAAACGCCTACTCAATGCCCTACCCGATTGGCGGCCGATACGCCACCGGAAACATGGCCATGTACGACAAGGTGCTCAACCAGGGGGCTGGACTCGACGCAGCCAAGACGCCCAAGCGTTTTGACTTCTCTGCAAACTTCTTGGGGCACCGTGACCGGGCCACCATGGACGAGCAGATGATGAGCGGCTTTGATCCAAACCTACTGGCGCCGCCTGGTGACTCTTACGGCATCGTTGAGGGTGTCGTGCACAAGCTCGCCAAGCAGCAAGGCGTGCAGCCGGCCAACTTCCAGGACGTGACCTGGGCGGGATTAAAGGGCACAACCGGGAAGCCCATGATCCAGCACGTCAACGAGGCGATCGAGCGCACCGCGCGCGTGACGGGCAAGGCGCCAGAGGATGTCGTGCGTGACAGCCTGGTGCGCAGAACGCATCCGCTGTATGGCGTTGGGGCAACCGGCCTTGGAGCGGCCGCGATTGCCGCGGCCCTGCGCAATCAGCGCGAGGACGAGGAAATATGATCGTCCAGGGTGTACTTCACATCCTTGACCTGATCGAGCATGGCCTCGCCAAGCCTCGATTCAAGGTGCGGGTACATGTCGCCGGTGTCGACCACCAAAGCAGCAACCTGCAGAAACGCAGCCCAAGTGTCACGCGGAACGCGCAGAACCTTGTCGCCCGTGACAACGATGACTTCATCCATTTTCACTCTCCTTTTTCATCCTCTTACTGTTGAGTTTATCACAACATGGCCGGAAGACGACGATACGTTCAGATCAACGGTGAGCTCATCGAGATCACCAACCAGGACTACGAGCCCGACCGGCGCAGCGGTGATTCCGCGCTCTGGGGCGACTCGAGCTACGACGGCATGCGGGCCACTGACGGCACCGACATCAGCTCGCGGACCAAGCACCGCGAGTACATGCGCATCAACGGCCTCACCACGGCCGACGACTACCAATCTTCATGGGCAAAGGCACAACAGGCCCGTGAGCAGTACATGCAGCGCGGGGGCAGCATCAACCGCGCTGACATTGAGCGAGTAATCGCAAAACTCCAACGATAAAAGGAAAAATCCATGGACGGAACCACCACGATCCGCGACGCGCTTGAGTCGGCCTTCGACTCGACACCACCCGAGCCTTCGATGCAGGAGACGCCTGCTATCGCTTCTTCTGGGGACTCTTCTCCTCCTTCTTCTCCTGCCCCCCAGGGAGCACAGGAAGACCCTGCATCGAAGGCACCACTCACCGAGGGAGCCGATGGCAAGCCCCGTGACGACAAGGGCAAGTTCAAGCCCAAAGACGCTGCCGCACCCGAGGGCATCCAGGCCGGTCCCAAGGCTGGTCCCAAGCCTGCGCCGGACGCGACCCCGGCCGCGCCAGTCGCGGACAAGGCGCCCGTCTTCTTGAAGCCCGAAGCCCGAGAGCACTGGGCCAGCGTGCCCGAGGCCGTGAAGGCCGAGATCGTGCGACGCGAGCGGGAGGTCAATCAGACGCTGCAGGAGTCGAGCGAGGCTCGCAAGTTCGCCGACGCCGTGCTCAAGACCGTGCAGCCCTACGAGGCGTTCATCAAGGCCGAGAACAGCAACCCGCTGCAGGCGATCGACAACCTGATGGCCACCGCGGCCAGGCTGCGCACGGCGCCGGCGCACGACATTGCCAACCTGGTCGCCGGCATCGTCAACCAGTTCGGCACCGGGCGCTTTGGCAACCAGTTCATCGACATGCTCGACGGTGCCCTGGCCGGCCAGACGGCGCAGCAGAATCCGCAGGACGTAGCACTGCAGTCGGCGCTTCAGCGTGAGCTCGCGCCCATGAAGCAGATGATGACTCAGTGGCAGCAGGCTCAAGCAGCGCAGCAGATGCAGCTGCAGGAGAGCGCCGCCGGCGAGGTCGAGCAGTTTCTCTCGAGCGTCGAGTTCGGTGAAGACCTGCGCAACGACATGGCCGACATCATGGAGCTCGCGCAACGCAAGGGGCAGTCGATCACGCTGCAGGAGGCCTACAAGCGCGCGGCGATGATGAACCCCGAGGTCAGCAAGGTGCTCATCGCCAGGCGCAAAAACCAGACAGCTCAGCAGCAGAACGGCGTGGCGCAGAAGGCCAAGGTCGCCGCCTCGAGCGTGTCTGGTGGCCCGGCGATGGGTGCTCCGCAGCAGACGCCTAACGACATCCGCTCCGCGATTGAGTCAGCTATTGCTCTAAATTCAAGGTGATGGCAGAATCACAACAGGCGCAGAGTATCGCGCCTGGGTGTGCCGAAAGCACCACCAGCCACCGAAGCTCCCAGGACCGCGCAAGCGGCCACCTGCGACGACCGGACTGAAAGGTTCGCGTAGGCCACGAAAAACCGGAGAGGGTTCGCCCTCATTTAACCTATTTTTCTGTGGGAGTAATTCGACATGGCTTTCCCTAATGTGACCGACATCGTCGCAACGACGATCCAAGCACGTTCCCGCGCTATCGCGGACAACGTGACCAAGAACAACGCCCTCCTTGCCAAGCTGAACCAGCGCGGCAACATCAAGACCTTCTCTGGCGGTAACGTCATCCTGGAAGAGCTCAGCTTTGCCGAGAACGGCAACGCCGGCTTCTACTCGGGCTACGACCTGCTGCCCGTGGCTGCCCAGGACGTCATCTCGGCCGCCGAGTTCAACATCAAGCAGCTCGCCTGCCCGGTCGTTATGAGCGGCCTCGAGATGTTGCAAAACTCTGGCCGTGAGGCATTCATCGACCTGCTCGAGGCACGCATTAACGTCGCCGAAGCAACGATGGCCAACAAGCTCGCCGAGTCTGTGTACTCCGACGGCACCGGCGCCTCCGGCAAGGAGATCACCGGCCTGAACGCTGCCGTGCCCGCCGATCCCACGACCGGCACCTACGGTGGCATCAACCGCGCGACCTACACCTTCTGGCGCTCCAAGCTGTACGACTTCAGCGTCGCAACCGTGACCCCCAGCGCTTCGACCATCCAGGGTGCCCTGAACACCCTCTGGTCGTCACTGGTCCGCGGCTCCGACCGTCCTGACCTGGTTGTGCTCGACAACAACTACTGGTCTTACTTCACCGCGTCACTGCAGGCCCAGCAGCGCTTTACGGATCCCTCCAGCGCTTCGCTCGGCTTCCCCACGCTGAAGTTTATGGACGCTGACGTCGTGCTCGACGGTGGCATCGGCGGCTACTGCCCTGCCAACACCGGCTTCATGCTGAATACCAAGTACATCAAGATGCGCCCGCACGCTCAGCGCAACATGGTCAGCCTGTCGCCCAACCGTCGTTATGCGATCAACCAGGACGCTGAAGTTCAGATCCTGGCTTGGGCGGGCAACCTGACCAACTCGGGTGCTCAGTTCCAGGGCCGCATCCAGAACTAACGCTTTGCCCCGTGGTGGGGTTCCTTTGCCTTGACGGGCGGGGAACCCTGCCTTTCAAGGCTCTTTTTGCTGGGAGAACAGAATGGCAGCAACCTTTAGCGCAGCAGTTTCGGCCACGGCCCCCGCAGTCGTGGACACCAACGCAAGCCAGGACACTGGCGCAGCGACTCAGGGCATCGGCTTGACGGGTGCTGACGAGGCAAGCATCGGCGGTTCTCGTATTGGTGGTGCGCCTGGCACCAACTTCAAGATCGACACAGGCGACGGCCCTGGCGTTTAAGCCGGGGCTGTTTTTTTTTGTAGTTCACACATAAGGAAAACACATGGACATCTCCACCACCGCAGCACCTACCGACTGGGGCACTGTTGCCCCGCCCCCAGGCCTGGACGAGTCGCGCTTTGCCGGCGACGAGCGCCTGTCTGTGAGCTTCTTTCGCAAGCCCGTCGAGATCACCGGCGAGAGCGTAAAGGCCGGCCGCGCGATCTACCGCGAGGTCGACTACATCCGCATCATGGTCCCTGGCGACAAGCTCAGCGTGATCGAGCGCCCGGTCGATGACATCGACGCCCGCCGCTTCGCCGCCCGGTACGAGAAGTGGAAGGTCACGCAGCAGAACGTCATCGAGGGCACGCCGCTGTCGGCGCTGCCTGGCATGAACCCGGCCAAGGTCGAGGAGTACAAGTTTTTCGGCGTGCACACGGTCGAGCAGCTCGCCGAGGTGGGTGACAACGTCGGCGCCAAGTTCGCCTCGTTTCAAGAGGACAAGCGCCGCGCCAAGCACCTGCTTGAGGTGGCCAAGGGCAACGCGCCGATCGAGCGGATGAACACCGAGCTTGCGCAGCGTGACGCCCAGATCGAGGAGCTGCGTGCGCAGGTGCAGGCGCTCACCGATTCCATGCGCAAGAAGTCCAAGCCTGCTGAGGCAGAGTAAAGGGGCAAGGGGTGGCTTTCCAGATCATCAACGACTCAAGCCTGTCGGCGATCGTCCAGAACGTCGCGGGCATGGTGGGCTTCCCCGTACCGCAAGACCCCGCAGGTGACTCCGACCCGGCCGTGCAGCAGATGGTGCAGTCGGTAAACCTGGCCTCGCAGGACCTGCTGTCGATGAACGACTGGCAGGAGATGACGCGCAACTTCACGATCAGCGTGCAGTCCGACTTCACCGGCCAGGAGGAGAAGGCCTTCGCGCTGCCGCAGGACTACTACAAGTTCATCGACCAGACGCAGTGGGATGCCACGACGCAGTTTCCGGCGCTGGGCCCAATCTCGCCACAAATGTGGCAACAGCTGCAGATCCGCAACCTCGACGTCACGCTGTCGTTTTACTGGCAGGTCCGCGATCGCCAGCTTTATATCCTGACCCCGCCCGACAGCGCTCAGACGCTGAGCTTCTTCTACCAGTCGCTGGCGTGGGTGGTCGACCAGGACGACGCCACGCTCTACAAAAACAAAATGGTCAAAAACGGCGATACGACGCTGCTTGACCCTCACCTCACGACGCTGTTCGCACGGGTCAAGTGGCTCGAGATGAAGGGCTTAGACAGTTCCGCAGCCATGCGTGACTTCCAGGTGACTTTCGAGAATCGCAAGGGCAACGACAAGGGGGCCCAGGTGCTCTCGATGGCCCGCGACTACCGCTTCCCCTACATTCAGCCGCTCACCTCAACGCCCGATACCGGGTACGGGGCTTAAGACATGCCACTGGTCAACCTCGCTCCCTTCAAGGTGCCGAGGAGGGCGGCCGCTGCACAGGTTACGCAGGCCGCCGTCATCTCTGCGCCCGTCGGTGGCCTCAACTATCGAGACCCGATCAGCAACATGCAGCCGACGGATGCGCTGGTGCTGACCAACTTCATCGCCAAGCAGCAGGGCGTGGAGCTGCGCAAGGGCTACAAGACAAACACGGAAACAATCACCCACTCTATCAATTCCATTTTTGGGTTTAAGTCGCCCGGCCAGACCAAGCTCTTTGCAGCTGCTAACGGCAACATTTATGACGTGACCACTAACCCGGCTGCGGTGTCTCAAGCGGCGACGGGCAGCGCCAACAACGAGTGGAACACGGTCATGTTCTCGACGCCCGCCAGGTCCTTCCTGCTGGCCGTCTCGCCTGGTGCCGGTTACTGGACATACGACAGCACTGATGGATGGGTCAAGCGCACGGTGACGAACCTGCCGGCCAACCCGACCAGCGTCAATGTCTGGAAGCAGCGCGTGTGGTTTACGGCCCAGAACGACCAGAACGTCTATTACATGGACACCGTCAACGCGGTCACCGGATCTGTGACGTCGTTCCCGATGGGCTCCCTGCTGCGCAATGGCGGCAGCGTGGCCGCAATCATTAACTGGACCCTTGACGCTGGTATCGGCATTGATGACCACCTGGTCGTGGTCGGCACTCAGGGCGACGTCGGCGTTTGGCAGGGCACAGACCCCACCAGCGCTAACACTTTTGGCCTGAAGGGTGTTTGGTACGTTGGCCCCGTGCCGACCAAAGGGACCTTCTACACGCCATTCGGTGGTGACGTAATGATTCTCTCCGAGTCTGGCTTGGTACCGATGTCTCGCCTCGTCAATGGCCAGTTTATTGAGCAGCAGAGTGGACCAGCGTCGAAGATTCAGGAGGTGCTAGGGCCGCTCATCAAGCGCCTGCGAGACACGGGTTACTGGAACGTATTCTCGGTGCCGTCTGAAGACATCCTCGTCATTCAGGTGCCAGCTGACGGGGGAACCTTTCGTCAGTACGCCATGAACGTCACCACCGGCGCCTGGAGCGAGTTCCAGGGAATGCCAATGCGCTGCTCAACCATACTCGATGGCCAGCTCTACTTTGGCACGTCTGATGGCCTGACCTATGTGGGACTGACCGGAAACAACGACGGCGCGCTAATTAACGGCACGGGCGGTGACTCTGTGGTGGGGGAGGTGCAGACGGCATTCCAGCATTTTGGGACGCCGGCCAACCTGAAGAAGTTCAACATGGTCAAGCCGCTGTTTATCTCTGAGTCGCAGCCCCAGGTCAAGCTGCGCATCAATGTGCAGTTTGCTTCGATTGACGTCGGTGGCAGCCCTGCACCGTTTACCAATGATGTTGCCTACTGGAATTCGGCCGTGTGGAACACAGCGACTTGGGTCGGTTCGAAAACCTACCAGGCCTGGTTCGGCGTGGCCGCGCTTGGCTACTACGGCGCGATCCGCATGAAGGTCCGCGGGCTGCCGGGCACTGTATTTACGGCGTCAACGCTAATGATGGAACAAGGGGGGATGATGTAATGGCCACGACACCTGCAAACAGCAATTCGCTCATCTCCGCACTGCGCGCAAACACCGGGCCACTGACAAGCAACCCAGGCGTGACGGCCTGGGATTTCGACTACGGGGGGATGCCCCTGGCGTTTAGAAATCGCACGCCAGGCGGCGCCAACAACCCGGCCATCCTGAAGATGCCAAACGGCTTGCCGGTAACGCCCAAGCCGCCGGTGGCTCCAGACCCGATCGAGCAGCCGATTCAGGTCGAGGTTCCTGTGGTCGACATTCCTGCGCCACCCCTTGACCCAGACTCTGACCCGGATCCGGATCCCGTGACTGATCCCGAGCCAGACCCTGTGGTGGAAGTCATTCCTGTAGGAGATCCAAGCCCAATTATTGTGACGGATCTACCACCTGCTGAAGAGCCACCCAAGACGGGCACCGTGACGATTGAAGACTTCACGCGTGTTGACCCGCCAGTACCACCAACAGAGCGTGACCTTGACTATGTGCCAGATGAGCGTGACCTTGATTTTGTGCCGGATGAGCGTGATTTTGATTATGTGCCAAAGGTAGGCACGGTCACGATCGAGGACTTTACGCGGGAGAACGAGCCCGTCATCCCAGGCAACGATGCCCCGACGATCCGGGACATTCTCAACGAGCAGATTGATGCGCCCGTCGGCACGGTGACCATTGAGCCCGTCAGCGACAACGTCGACGTCACGATGATTGACCCGGCCGACAACGACCCGTTCGGCTTCGATGTCTACGAGGGCCCGGCTGGTGATGACGTCGTGCCTGCTATCCCGACCGACGACGAGCTTGAAGAGCTCATGCTGATGATGGCTGGATTCTGATGCGCCTAGTGACCGATCAGCCCAACGAGTTTCCGGCCGTGTGGCGCTGGCTGAATGGCCAGACGCGCCTGCCCTGGAGCTCGGACCTGCGCACGATCGGTGCAATGCGAGACGACGGGACGATCGCTGCGGCGGTCGGATACAACGGCTGGGGGCCCGACAGCGTGTGGATGCACGTCGCATTCGACGGCCCGCATTCGCTGACTCGGGGCCTGTGGCGTGCAGCGTTTGAGTACCCGTTCAAGACGGTGGGCGTAAGCGCTGTGTATGGCCTGACTCCGAAGCACCTGGAGGAGGCAAACAAAATGAATGAAAAGCTTGGATTTCAACGCATTAGCGAAACAGTCGATGCGATAATTTGGGAAATGCGCGGCGAGAATTGCCGCTGGATCAAGGAGCGAAAACATGGGCGGCAAGGGATCAGCACCTCCACCACCTGACTACGTCGGCGCAGCGCAGCTGCAGGGTGAGCTCTCGAAAGAGACGCTCAACATGCAGAACTACGCCAACCGGCCAACGCAGGTCACGCCGTTTGGCACGGTCAGCTATAGCACACAGGCCACGACTGACCCGGCCACCGGGCAGAACGTCACTGCATGGACGCAGAACACCACGCTCGCACCTGGGCTGCAAGATGCGCTCAATGACCAGATCTCCATCCAGGCCGGCCGCAGCGACCTGGCCAGCAGCTTTATGGACCGTGTGCGCCAGGAGTATGGCCAGCCGTTCAGCTACGCCAACATGCCGGCGCTGACCACTGCCAATCGCCCCGGCGACCTGCAGACCCGCACGACCGACTACACGCCGGGCATGAACCACGCGTTCTCGTTTAGCAACCCGGCGTTCGGGCTCAATACGCAGGACAACCCGGCGCTGCCCCAGTTCGACAGCAGCTACCGTGACACGGTGGCCAACACGCTGATGGAGCGCATGGTGCCGGTGCATGAGCGGCAGCAGGGCCAGCTCGAGACGCAACTGGCCAACCAGGGCTTCGTGCAGGGCTCCGAGGCCTACCGCCGCGCCCTGGAGGAGCTCCAACAGCGCCAGGCGGGGGAGCGCTTTAACGCACTCAACGCGGCCGGAGAAGAAGCGCAGCGGCTTTATCAGATGCAGATGGGCGCACGCCAGCAGGCATTCGGCGAGGACCTGCAGAGCGGCCAGTTCGGCAACCAGGCCGTCGGCCAGGACTACAACCAGATGCTGGGCTTGGCTCAGTTCGGCAACCAGGCCTTCGGCCAAGCCTCTGCGATGGACATCGCACGCATGAACGCGATGAACCAGGCACAGGCTCAGCAGTTCGCGCTGAATCAGCAATACGCCAACCAGATGAACCAGGCACGCCAGCAGGCGATCGCTGAGCAGGCCCAGCGCCGCGGCATGTCTCTCAACGAGATGAACGCGCTGCTGAGTGGCCAGCAGGTGGCAATGCCGCAGATGCCGGCATTCGTGCAGTCTGGCCGTGCAGAGACGCCCAACATTCTGGGCGCAACGCAGATGGGTTACGACGCGCAGCTCGGCGCCTACAACGCACAGCAGGCGGGCTTCAACAACCTGCTGGGCTCGGCCGCGCAGCTCGGCTCTGCCGCCTTCATGTTCTCGGATCGCCGGCTCAAGTCCAACATCAAGCGGGTGGGGACTCACGCAATCGGCGTGGGCATTTACGACTACACGATGATGGGATTCCCGCAACGCGGTGTGATTGCACAAGAGGTGCAGGCTGTCCGGCCAGACCTGGTTAAGCGACACGCCAACGGCTACTTGATGGTCAATTACGGAGGTCTATGAAATGAACGACGACATGATGTTTGAGTACCTGCTCCAGATGGGCGCCATGCGCCCCGAGGAGGAGCAGCTTAAAAAGAAGCAGGCGATGGTTGACGCACTCCGCAAGAATGCGCTGACCCCTATGCAGGGCGAGATGATCGGCAAGCACTACGTTGGCCCCGGCATCGGGGGTGCAATCAGCCAGCTTGGCCAGGCCTACATGGCCAATCAGGGGCAGGCCGGTGTCGACACCGCAATGGCCGGCTTTAATACGCGCCAGCGCCAGATGCTTGAGGACATGCGCAAGCGCCGCCGCATGGGCACGGGTGGCTTGAGCGACATGAGTTCCACGTCCAGCTACAGCGACCCCTACAGCCAGTTCAGCTACGGAGATATGGCATAAATGGACTACAGCCTACTGCCCGAAGACCAAGAAGCGCCGTATGGCCAAGGCCTGCGGCTCAAGCGCGCCGTGGCCGCGACCAGGTCGCCGGGCGGTGTGCTGACCAACAACGTGCAGACTGGTGAGGCGTTGAGTGGCCCGGCCGGTTACCGCGATCGCGCTGCCACCCTGTACCAGCAGGGCAACGAGCTTTACAACTCTGAGCCCGACATGACGGCACTGCAGAACTACGCACGGCAGCGCGGCCAGGAAGGCGATGGCGCTATGCTGAATGCGCTGGCTGCGCAGTTCGCTGGTGAGCGCTTTGAGCCTGTGCAGGCTCAGTATCTAAAGAAGGCGAGCGCGGCCCGTGACCCGATGAAGCTCGCGGGCGGCATGATTACCGCCGACGGCCAGTTCATCAAGGACCCGTTTGCTCAGCAGGACAAGCGTGCCGAGTTCCTGCTCAACCAGGCTAAAGCCTACGAGCAGATGGCGGCCAGCGCAGAGACAGCGCAGCAGCGTGCAGCGGCACAGGCTGCGCAGAACGACATGAACAACCAGCTGCGCATGATGGGGATTCAGATCCAGCAGGGCAGGCTTGATTACCTTAACAACAAGGAGCCGGACAACACAAAGACGTTCCGAGCTGAAGACACTCTGCGCAATGACTTTGACAAGATTACAAAAGACCTGCGCGACGAGCTGCAGGCAACAAGCAAGATCACCGACATTGTGAGGGCCACGCCACCCGGCAAGACGCCTGACGCAATCACGCAGCAGTCGCTGGTAATCCTGCTGAACAAGTTCCTAGATCCAGGCTCGGTCGTTCGTGAGGGCGAATTCGATCGAGTGGTTCAGGCGCAGGGGCTAATTGGGCAGGCGCAGAACTTGAAAGACAGGATCCTGTTTGGCAAGCCTCTTGACGCAAATACGATTCAGCAGATTAATGGCCTAGCAGATATGTACAGCAAGGCAGCCACTGCAAAGATCCAGTCGGTCGCAGACAACTACTCTGACATCGCCACCCGGCGAGGCTTGGATGTCAACAACGTAATCAGCGAACCCAAGTTTCGTCGGTCGCCGGCAGCGCGCCAGTCAGGCAGTGCGCCGGCCCCAGGAACTGTTCAAGACGGGTATCGGTTCAAAGGTGGCAACCCTGCTGACTCTAACAACTGGGAGAAGGTTTGATGGCCGCGCCTTGGGAGAAATACCAACAGCAGCCGACAGGCCCGTGGTCTAACTTTAAAGGCGACGAGAAGACGACGCCTGTCGACTGGAAAGCGCTCCTTGAGCAGGAGGCAGCACGCGAGCAGGATGAGTACATCGCCAACCTGCCGACCTGGAAAAAGGTCGCGCTCAATGTCGGCGCTGGCGTCGATCAGCTGGTGACTGGCGCCAAGCAGCTGTTTTCTGGCGAAGAAGAAGAGAAAAGGCTGCGAAAAGAAGTCGACCGCAAGCGGCCATTCAACAAAAAGCTGGGCGAGAGCCTGCAAGTCGGGCTTGATTCTCCGAGCTGGGTGCCTACTGCAGGCGAGGCATTGCAGAGCGTTGGCCAGATTGCACCGACAATGGCGATACCAGTCGGATGGGCGGGCCAGGGCATGCGCATGCTGCCTAACGCTTATCGAGCTGTTCGAGGCCTGCCTGCTGCTACCGCACCGGCACGGATTGGGACTGGCTCCCTAGTGGCTGATGCTGCTGCGTCTGGTGCGGCATTCGGAGCAATCGCGCCTGTTGGTACCGAAGACAGCCGCGGCATAAATATGCTGACCGGCGCCGCCACCGGTGCTGCGTTCCCGCTGACAATGGCCGGTGGTAACCAGGTGGCCAACATGGTCACTAGAAGCGGTGGCGAGCGTCGTGCAGGGGCACAGATTGGCCGCGAGCTGGCAGGCGACGGCGTAGATGAAGGCGCCGTGCTCAATCAGACCCTTGCTCGCCTGCGTGCAATTCAGCAGGCTCGCGCCAATCAGATTCCTGGCGCTCCTGGTCAAAACATTCCGCTTTCAACAGCGGCACAACTGCGTGATGCACAGCTGGCACGCCTTGAGGCCGGCAGCCGCGCACGCAATGGCGCCAACTGGTACGACTTCGACCAACAGCAGGCCGCTGCGGTGGCTGATGCCCTGCGCACTGCAACGAGCTCTGCTGATGACCTAGCCGCACGGAAAGCTCTGCGCGGACAGAACTGGGACACGCGCTGGGCTCAGGCCAAAGGCAGCGCAAACATGCAGAACTTTGGCCAGAACCTCGCCGGATTCCGAAAAAATCTCGACCAGGCCATGATGTCTGCTGAGTCGTCCAACCCGGCCGTGCGCAACATGCTGACTTCAATTGCTGACGAAGTCGATCGTCTTGGGCCGGCATTTGGCTTGGGCAACCTGCAGCAGATCCGCGCCAACCTCAGTGGCAAGTACAACCCGATGAGCCCAAACGCTTATGCGTCCGTGCCCAGAGATGCTCCAGCCACACAGTCTGTGCTACGCGAGATTGACAACATCCTCAACCAGGCAACGAACAACCGCTGGCAGGACGTTGTAACTGGCTACGCTCGAGAGAGTCAGCCTGTGGCCGCGTCTAAGGCTGCTGGCCGGGTGCGTGAGGCCTTCTACGACCCTGCCACAGGCCGCGTGCGTGGCGTGGCTGCTGATGCTGCTGGGGACGTTCCTAAGATCACCGAGGCTGGCCTTGGACGGGCTCTGGATGCCGCTCGCGGTCCTGACAAGAGCCTGCAGCTATCGCCGGAGGCCAACAGGCGCGTAGAGGCCATCCTTGACGCGCTGCGAGCTCAGAACATCGTGCAGGGCGTCAAGCGCTCGGCAACGGCTGGTGGAGGCTCTAACACGGCCAGCGACATGTTCGCAGCGCGAGCTGCTGCCCAGGCTGGTGACACTGTTGCCGGCATGGCCGGTGGCCCCGCTGGAGTGGCCACAAAGACTGCGCTAGACGCTTTGGGGAACGTGGCCAACGCCAACCGAGACGCGGCACTGGCCCGAGCACTGCAGAACCCAGAGCAGATGATTGCCATCATTGAGCGCCGCCTCCAGGCAGGCCAGCCGTTGTCTGCAACCGAGGATGCCTTTTTGAGGGTGGTGCGTGGCGTTTCGGCAACCCCTCTCACGGGCAACTGATAGCGAAAAATGCAACACATTGGCAAAATAGCACTATAAACAAGGAGTAAGCGATGCCCCGTAATGGATCAGGAACCTACACGCTGCCAGCCGGCAACCCGGTTTCTCCTGGGACGACGATCGAGTCGAGCTGGGCGAACACGACCCTATCGGACATCGCAACCGAGCTCACCAACTCGCTGAGCCGCACCGGTGCCGGCGGCATGCTGGCCTCCTTCCGGGTCGCAGACGGATCCATCACGACGCCTGGCGTCGCATTCCTGAACGAAACCAACTCGGGCTTTTACCGGGCCAGCGCCGGCAACATTCGCTGGGGCGTGACTGGTGTGGACGTCGTGCTGCTGTCTGCTTCCGGTGTCGTGATCCCGGCCGGCAGGACGACGACAATGAACGGCAACGCCACCGTCGGCGGCACCTTCGGCGTCACGGGGGCCGCGACGCTGAGCTCGACGCTGGCCGTCACGGGTTCGATCACCGCCACCGGTGGCCTGGTCGGCAACATCACCTCGAGCGGCACCTCGACCTTCACCGACGTCACCATCAGCGGCACGCTCGACATGACGGCCGGCAGCTCGGCAACGATCACCGGGCTCTTGACGCCCACCAGCGCCAGCGACGCAGCCAACAAGGGCTACGTCGACACCCAGGACGCGCTGCGCTTGGCTTTGGCCGGCGGCACGATGGCTGGCGCGATCGCCATGTCGACCAACAAGATTACCGGACTGGGGACGCCTACCGCAGACGCAGACGCAGCCACCAAGGCCTACGTTGACAGCGTCGCCCAGGGCCTCGATGCCAAGGCATCCTGCCGCGTGGCCACGACGGCCAACATCACACTGAGCGGCACGCAGACGATCGACGGCGTGGCCGTGATCGCCGGCGAGCGTGTGCTGGTCAAGGACCAGTCGACGGCCTCGCAAAACGGCATCTACGTCGTGGCAGCAGGCGCCTGGACGCGGGCCACTGACACCGACACCTGGAACGAGCTGGTCCACGCCTTCACGTTCATCGAAGAGGGCAGCACCAACGCATCCAACGGGTTCATCTGTACCGCCCAGACTGGCGGCACGCTGGGCTCGACCGCGGTCAACTGGACGCAGTTCTCTGGTGCTGGCCAGGTCAATGCTGGCACCGGTATGAGCAAGACCGGCAACACGCTCAACGTGAACACCGCCTCGAGCTCGCGCATCGTAGTCGGCGCTGACGAGATCGACTTGGCCACGACGGGCATCGTCGCCGGCACCTACCGCTCTGTGACCATCGACCAGTGGGGGCGTGCAACGGCCGGGACTAACCCCACGACGCTGGCCGGCTACGGCATCAGCGACGCCTACACCCAGACGCAGACCAACAATTTGCTGAATGCCAAGCTCTCGCTGAGCGGCGGCACCATGACTGGTGCGATCGCAATGGGCGCGCAGCCGATCACTGGCCTGCAAGATCCGACCAACGCCCAGGACGCGGCCACCAAGAACTACATCGACACGGTCTTTGGCAGCACGACGAGCGCTGCGGCCTCTGCAGCTGCAGCCGCCGGGAGCGCCTCTGCTGCCTCGACAAGCGCTACTAACGCATCGAACAGCGCCACGGCCGCAGCCAACAGCGCCACGGCTGCAGCGGCATCGTATGACAGCTTTGACGACCGCTACTTAGGGCAGAAGGCCGCAGACCCCTCGACGGACAACGACGGCAACCCGCTGATCACGGGCGCCCTGTACTTCAACACGACAACCGACGTCATGCGCGTCTACAACGGCAGCGCCTGGCAGAACGTGGCGTCGGTGCCCGACCTGGTCGTCGAGCAGACCTTCACGGCCAGCGCGGGGCAGACGAGCGCCACGTTTACGGCCGGCTACGACGTCGGCTTCCTGTACGTCTACGTCAACGGGGTGCTGCTCTTCCCGAGCGAGATCGTTGCCACCAACGGCAGCACGGTGACGTTCAACACGCCGCTGGCGCTCAACGACCAGGTGCGCATGCTGGCCTACAAGTCGGTGGGCAGCGTGACCATCGCAGACATCTCGGGCCTGCAAGCAGCCCTCGATGCCAAGCAGGCAACTCTGGTCAGTGGATCCAACATCAAAACTGTTGGTGGCCAATCGCTGCTAGGCAGTGGAAACGTAGAAGCAGGAATCTCAACAGGCAAGGCCATCGCTATGGC